GTGCATGTGTTGTCGCGAAACGGACGCGGGGACGGTACGGAGAAAAGCGATGAAGGTGTTCTCCAGGCTGTCCAGGAGGCGCTGCAATCCGTTCAGTCGATCACTGACAACGTAGAGGTCGACTGGGCCAAGATCTATCCCTATCACGTCAAGGCCAATCTGACGCTGAAGCCAGGCGCGGTGCCGGAACAGGTCCGCCTCGAGGTGCTTGCGGCCCTCACACAATTGATTCACGACAATCACCGGCTCGGCAAAGAATTGCTCCGCGACGAGCTCTTTGCCGCCATCTACCAGGCTGGTGTCGCCGAGGTCATTCTCGAAGAGCCAGCAACGGATCGTACCCTGGATTTGGATACCGCACCCTTCAACGCCGCCGATCCCGAGGCAGATGCTGAGGCAGATGCTGAGGACAAAGACATCACCCTGTTGCAGATTTCGATTGTAGAGTCATGAAATGAGCCATACCGACAACAGCCTGGCATCAGAGCCGGAACAGGATCTGCTCCCGCCCAACGCAACCTCACTCGAGCGTGGGCTTTCGATAAGCACCGCCCGCATCGGGGAGATTCCATTGAAGATGCTCGACATCTGGCACCTTGATCGATGTCCGCGGGACTTTCTGCCATGGTTGGCATGGGCCATGTCGTTGGTTATCTGGCAAGAACAGTGGCCCGAAGGGGTCAGGCGCACTTTACTGTCCCAAGCTGTGCAGATGCAAAAGGGCAAGGGCACGAGAGAGGCGATCAAAGAAGCCGTGCGCCGAGCCCTGGCATTGACCATTGATCCGAAGCGGGAGAACCTGGACGGCATCGACCGGTTGGATGGCACCTTTGTCATTCGCGAGTGGTGGGAGCAACCGGAAGGTGACCCGAAAAGGACGCCGTTTTCGTTTGAGGTCCGGCTCCTTACGGGGGCCCTGTCGTCCACGGCGGGCGTATTGGGGGCAAAGCTCTATCGGAATCTTCGGCGCGCCGTTGATGCCGTCAAGCCGGTGACGAGCCGCTACACGCTGACGGTCGGGGGGCTGCAGTTGGAAAATAAAATGAGCATCGGGAGCATGGCCCGTGCCGTGCACCTGGCCAGATTCACGGTCAATCTCGACACGCCCTCCCTGCCACTTGCAAAAGCCTAGGATTGGCCATGGCCAGACGATAGAAGCAATGAGCTCGTTGGTGACCGCAAAAGACACGCAATACCCATCATGAGGAATGCACTTTGGATACCGTATTGACACCGATCTTTACCGATGAGGGCCGCCGACGCCTTCTCGAGGGCATCGGCTCGGCCAAGAACTTCCGCATCACTCATGTTCAAGTCGGAAGCGGGGACGACAACAATGGTTATGTGCCCACCGCCGAGATGACCGTTCTGAAGGCGCGCGTGCAAAGTGCCAACGCCACCGGGGAGGTCACGCAAGATGGCAAACGCGTGCATGTGGCCGCCGTCGTGGGTCCGCCCACGGCCGAGGAAGAGCTAGACACGCCCGGCGTCACCCAAGACGTGTACGAGATCTACGAAATCGGATTCTTAGTCACGGATGTGACGGGTGGTGTAGCCAACGGTGAGCCGGTATTGTTTGCCATTTATGCGCGCGAGCCCGACGAAGGGCCGCTCTTGTCCAAAACGCCGACCACGGATCTTCTATTAGCCTTTGATCTGCTGCTCCCCGATCTCCCCGAGGACCACACCATCGACATAGCCGCAGACACCTATTTCGATTTTCCGTTGGCTACCGAGACCCAGCCGGGGGTATTGTGCCTGGCAACCTCTCAGGAGGTGACCGATGGCAGCAATGGCGAGAAAGCGATTACCCCCGCGACCCTCAGGCGCGCCCACTCCTTGGCATCGGCTGATGGCACCAATGAATCGGCCGTGATCGTGGATGCGGCGGGCAAGGTCGGCATCGGGACGTCGGAGCCCCTTCGCACTGAATTAGATACAGGGACAGGCGTACTCAGCGGGGCCGCCAATGACTACATCAAAGCCCAGTTCACGCTCAGCGGCGGAGGAACCGTGACCTGGGGCGGTCCCGGCGGACGGCTCAAATGGACGCGGCGATTTATCGCGATATCAATGGAGCGGGGCGCATCGTTTTCTGAGGGACATGTAAACATAGTGCAGCCGACCAGCGATATCCCCGCGGCAAACGTGTATGACGGAAAGGATCGCGCCGCCACGAGTGATGATGGTGTTCTGCTGAAAGACTGGGAAGCGTTATATGCGGTGCACAGGGTTGGTGGGAGTTATGACGCAGTAGAATTTCAGATAGTGCGCTACCACAGTGACTTCTATGCCCCCAGCAATTGGATCCTTGTGGCCGTGGTTAACAAAGATGATCAGACGGTGAAACTGGGAACCGGCGTTACTCTTGGCAAGAATAGTTCGTCGACCAACGGCAGTCCGATTCCTCGGGGAGTGATAATGATGTGGCACAGGGCTGTGGATACCATTCCCGATGGCTGGGCGCTTTGTGATGGAAGCAATGATACACCTAATTTGTCAGGTAGGTTCATAGTTGGGTTTAAACAGGGCGATAGCTCTTATGGAACACCGGGAGAAAAGGGTGGTGCTGAAACAGTGAACCTAAGTGTAAATCAAATACCACCACACTCTCATACAGGTTCGACTTCTAGCTCAGAAAACCACAGGCACTGGATAGAAGGGACAGATGCACCTGGTTTATCTTTCGGATATCGAACAATTGAAGAGGATACAACTGTGGATATGGCTTGGGGTGGAGGCGATAATGCTGATCCAAAAGATAGAAGGCGGCGAGGCAAAGTCAACACAGACTATCAAGGTGCCCACAAGCATTCACTTTCTATTGATAATACGGGTGGAGGTCAGCCCCATGAAAACCGGCCGCCCTATTATGCCTTGTGCTACATCATGAAACTGTAGCGGACGAGACATGGGAACGGCGCTATCTCGAGATGCAAACGCATATCAACACCGTCAAAGAACGCTATCGGCCTCTGCGCGCCAAGGTTGAACAAGAGCTAACCGCCACCTAGCAGTTCGAGGCGGAGGCTCAGTCAACGGCCAACACCAAGACCACGGGCACCACCGAACCGAAACCCTATGACAAGGGAGACGCCTGATGCCAGCGCCATTCATGATGATGCTCGGTCCGATCCGCTTCTACATCGGCGGACCGGCCTACGAACAACTGCAACGCAGCACTCAGTACACCTGGGCCACGCAGCAACGCTTGGGCGATCCTGCCCTCAAATACCTCGGCGTCGGGGGACCGGCCCTGCAATTCATCGGACCTGGGGGGGATAGCCTGACGCTCAATGGAACCATGTATCCGCCATCGCACGGCGGCTCACTCCACCTCACCCTCATGCGCCTCTCGGGAGGCTTGGGCGTGGCCTTGCCCCTCATCGATGGATCGGGCATGGTGTGGGGGCGATGGATCATCGAGAGCATCAGTGACACCAAGAGCGTGTTTTTCTCAGACGGCGCGGCCCGCAAGATCGAGTTCACCCTGAGTCTGAAACGCTACTTGGAAGACCTCATACCGACCCTGTAGGACTTCGCGATGGCAACCCATTACACGGCCAAAGACGGCGACATGCTGGATGCGATCTGCTGGCAGCATTACGGCCAGGGCGCAAAGCTCATGCAAGCCGCCTATGCCTTGGACCCGCGCCTGGCGGAGGCGAGCAGCGGCCTGACCGAGCAGCTGTTGTCGCTGGCACAATTCGGGAGCTCACGCCTGGAACTTGTGGTCGAACAGGTGCTGGACGCCAATCCCGGCCTGGCCAACCGCGGGCTGGTGCTCAGCGCCGGCACCCGTGTCTATTTGCCGGACATCACCCCGGAAGTCAAGGATACCCGGATCGTACGCCTGTGGGATGAGTGAATGGTTGCGCTACTCGCCCCCTATGGTGCGCCGAGCTATGACCTGACCGTCGATGGCCTGCTCCCCAGCGTGGTCTTGCGCGATCGCCTAATCTCGCTGAGTGTCACCTATCGCGGCGGTCTGGAGAGCGACCAGCTATCCCTGACATTCGATGATCGACCGTCGCCGACCGGGGGCTCGATGCGCATTCCACCCCGGGGCAAGGCGATCACCGTGTGGATGGGCTACCAGTTCCGCTTGGTCAAGATGGGGACCTTCGAGGTCACCCAGGTGAGTCTCAGCGGCTCCGGCGGGGGGCGTACCCTCTCGGTCAGCGGCGTTCCGCGCCTATTGCTGGACGAATCCACCCGCACCTGGGCCAACACCACCCTCGCGGACATCGTCACCACGATCGCAGATGAAAACGGTCTGAGCCCGAGAGTCAGTCGGGGACTGGGCAGCACCGAGATCGCAGTGGAGAACCAGGTCCGCGAATCCGATCTCAGCTTCCTCACCCGCCTGGCGGAGAAATATGATGCGGTGGCGAAGCCGGCGGGCGAGTCCCTGCTGTTTCTCGAAAAGGGCGAGGCGCTCACGGCCTCGGGCCGGCCGGTAGGCCCGGTGGTGCTCGGCCCGCTGGATATCTCGAGCTGGTCCTATCAGACATCTGAACAAACCGAATACGCGGCTGTGGTCGCGCTCTGGCACGACTTGGAGCATGGCCTGCAACGCGAGGTGCGCAGTCGCGGCAGCCCGCGCTCAGACGGGGTCTATCGCATGGCGCACCTGTTTATCAGTGAAGCGGAAGCACAGGCCGCGGCAGACGCCAAGTTCAAGGAATTGACACGCGATACCGGCACGCTGTCCCTGACCGCGATCGGCAATCCCGAATTGACCGCCGAAGGCAGAATATCGGTGCAAGGTCTGCGCGATGGCGTGGATGGAGAATGGATACCCGCGAGTGTTACGCATACCTACAGCAGCGGCGGCTATCAGTGCAGCCTGTCCGCTTATAGACCGTCTTAAATCGAGGTTGGCCATGAACAACGCGCCGTCGTGGAATCAGATCTATTGTCGTCTGGCCTTGGACGAAGTGCGCGATGCGCTGCGCGCCCGCGTCGACCTTCAGGGCGATGACGCGGGTGCACGAACGGCAGGCCCTGCGCGCACGGATCGGGCCGATGTGGAGGCGTCCTTCGGTGACCCGGAGGTTGTACCTGCGTTGGAGCGATTGTGTGCGTGTTTTCAGCTGACGCCATTCGAACGCCGGCTGCTACTCCTCTGCGCCGGACATGCCATGGATGCCGAGTTTGCGACCCTCTGCGGGCAGATCAGCGGCGACCCGGACCGCCATACGCCCACCTTCGACCTCGCGCTGACCCTCTTCAATGGTGGACACTGGATGCCCTTCCATGCCCATTCCACCCTGCGCTATTGGGAGCTCATCGAGCTCGACGACCCGAAGCCGCCCAACCTCAGCCCGCTGCGCATCAATGCGCCGGTCCTGCAATATCTGACCGACTATCCCTGTCACGACCCGAATCTGGACGCCCTGCTCATCCTCGCACCCGACAGTGGCGCGCTGGTGCCGTCGCACGACGCCTGCGCGCAGGAAATTCGCGCGCTGTTGTTGGAGGATCAAGATGGAACCCCGCCACCCATCGTCCAGCTCACCGGCCCGGAAGACGATGCCAAGCTGGCCGTATGCCAGCACGCGGTCCGCCCCCTGGGGCTCAGTGTGTCGTGCATCGATACGCGCGTGCTGCCCCAGGAGATTCAGAGCCTGCAAACGCTCTACCGCCGACTCGAACGTCAGGCCATCCTGGCGCCCTGCGCCTACGTCTTCCAGGCCGACGTTCACGAGAGCGAACGGGTGGCCGCCGAGCGCGCCCTGCGTTACCTGTTACAGCGCCTGTCCTGCCCCTGCATCGTAACCGGCGATCTCGCCTTGCACGTGCCGGACCGGCAGGTGGTGAAAGTCGAGGTCAAACGGCCGACCGACGAAGAGCAACGCACGGTGTGGACCGACGCCCTGGCGCGGCATGCGCCAAAGCCGATTGCCGATCGCGACCTGCACCGCCTCTTGGATCAGTTCGATATGAATGAAACCCAAATCCGCACCGTCTGCCGCAACTGGCGCGCGACCTCCCAGGCGCATGGCGGCAGCGCCGAGACCAGCGCCACGCCCTTCGAGCGATTATGGCGTCAGTGTCGAACCCAGTCGCGCACGCCCGTGTCGGGTCTGGCGCGTGTTCTCGAACCGACCCCCATCGAATGGGACGTGCTGATTCTTCCCGATCGGGAAAAACGGATTCTGCACACCATCGTCGAGCAGGTTCGCCATCGACGCCAGGTCTACCGCGAGTGGGGTTTTGCCGAGCAGGGCGCGGCCGGGCTCGGCATCAGCGCCCTGTTTGCCGGAACAAGCGGCACCGGCAAGACCCTGGCCGCGCGCATCATCGGCAGCGCATTGCAGCTCGACGTGTATCATGTCGATCTCAGCGCCATCGTCAGCAAATACATCGGGGAGACCGAGAAAAACCTGGAAGCCATCTTTCGCACCGCGGAAACCAGCGGCGCCATCTTGCTGTTCGACGAAGCCGACGCGTTGTTTGGCAAGCGCACCAAGGTCCAAGAGAGCAAAGATCGCTGGGCCAACATGGAGATCAGCTACCTGCTGCAGCGTATGGAAGCCTATACCGGTCTCTCCATTTTGACCACTAACCTGCAGAGCAGCATGGACGAGGCCTTTACCCGGCGGTTGCGCTTCATCGTGCAATTCCCCTTTCCCCAGCACCAGCAGCGCGCGAGCATCTGGCAGGGCGTGTTTCCCAAACAGACGCCCACCGGTACCCTGGATTACGCCAAGCTGGCGCGACCGGAGATCTCCGGCGGCGTGATCCGCAGCATTGCGCTGAACGCCGCCTTTCACGCGGCCCGTGACGGGGGCGTGGTGGAGATGCAGCACCTGGCCCAAGCCACCCGCGAAGAATTCGCCAAGACCGAAAAGACATTGTTACCTCAACTCGTCGCCGATTGGGTGGAGACGAGCACTGAGGTTACGCAAGCCGAGGAGTTGATGTGA